ATCCCGCCCCGGAAGGGGCGGTGAGAAAGGAGAAGATATGCAATACCCAAGGGTTATTACGCTGATAGACGGAAAGAACGAAACCTTGCTGTCGGTTGATGATCTCGAATACTTGATTGACAAGTATATGGGTTATGACACTCTCCGGTATTTCCGAGCCTTACGAGAAGAACAGGCCGAGCGGGAAAACAATCTGGCAAGGTCTATTACTGATCTGAAAGCTAAGGTTCATGGCCTGACAGTACACATTGCGGAAATGGAGAGTGATTTCAATGACCAATGATAACCGCAAGGTAGGTACTTCCTTCGAGCAGACGCTATGCCGTAGGCTTTCGGATTTCGGTTTCTGGGCGCACAATCTCGCTCAGAACAAGCAAGGTCAGCCCTTCGATGTGATTGCCGCACGACACGGCTATACCTATCCCATTGATTGCAAAGTCTGTGAGAAAAACATTTTCCGTCTTGATCGGATTGAAGAAAATCAGTATTCCGCTATGAGGTTGTGGAGGCAGACCGGGAACGGTGAAGGGTGGTTCGCCTTTCTCCTAACAAACGGAGAAATCTGGTTCCTATCTCTGGCAGATATGGAAAGTTTCATGCTGAACCGGAAATCCATCTATCTCCCGGATATTCGTCAGTATGGGCTTCCTCTGGAAGCGTGGGTGTTGAAATGCGGATGGTAGTATCAAACCGGCTTCGCATTGAAGACCCCTCCCCGGAACTGATTGCGTGGTGTAAGAAAAATCTGGTACTGGCAAACCCGGACTACACCAAAAAGGCCAGAATGAACCTTTGGCTCGGGAACACTCCCCAGAAGTTGTATCTGATGGAGTGGGACGGAAACACACTGGTTCTCCCTTATGGGTGCTTCAATGATGTTCTCAGGCTATCCCCGTTCATTGATGTGTCCATGGAATTTGCCAAGCAGGAACCGGTAGATTACCAGTGTGTTGTTCCCCTCTATGAGTATCAGGAACAGGCGAAAGCCGTCCTGGTGGAAAGCGGAAAGGGAATTTTGCAGAGTGCGGCGGGTTCAGGAAAAACCCAGATCGGAATTGCGCTGGCCTGTGCGATAGGTGAAAAGACACTGTGGCTGACCCACACGAGAGATTTGCTTCTGCAAAGCAAAAACCGGGCTGAGATGTATATGAACCCTGACTTGACCGGTACGATTACCGAGGGAAGAGTTCACATCGGCAGAGGTATCACCTTTGCTACGGTTCAGACCATGTGTAACCTCGACCTTGACCGGTATAAGGACACTTGGGGTTGTGTCATCGTGGACGAGTGCCACCGGGTAGCCGGTACACCTACCGCAGTTACGCAGTTCTCCAAGGTGCTGAATGCTTTGGCCGCACGACACAAATACGGCCTCTCTGCAACGGTTCACCGGGCAGACGGTATGATCGCAGCTACCTATGCCCTACTCGGGAAGATAGCCTATCAGGTGCCGGACGAGGCCGTAGCGGACAAGATCATGACTGTCAGCATTCTCCCCAAGTACACAAACATTGGCCTGAGTAAAGAGTTCCTTGATACTGACGGTACGATCATCTATGCGAAACTGGTAAATTATCTGGCTGAGAATATGTGCCGGAACGGTCAGATCGTGGGTGACTTGGTTTCCAATTTCACTCACTACAATCTCATTCTGTCAGACCGGCTTGCACACTTGGAATATCTCATGAAGCATTTACCGAAAGACCTGAGAGATAAGTCAGTCATGGTAGATGGAAAAATGACTTCCAAGAGGGGTAAAGCCCAGAGAGAAAAGGCCATTGAGGACATGAGAGCCGGGAAGAAACATTTCCTTTTCGCTACCTATGCCTTGGCAAAAGAAGGGCTGGACATTCCCCGGCTTGACCGGCTCTATCTGGTGACTCCCCAAAAGGATTATGCCGTGATCGCTCAGAGTGTAGGCCGGGTAGCGCGTACCTTTGAAGGAAAGGTGACACCTGTTGTTTACGATTATGTGGACAACGGCATTCAGTATCTCGTCCGCAGCTTCAAGAAACGCTGTACCACTTACCGCAAACTTGGCTGTCATTGGTTAGAGGGGGCGGTAAGGTGAGAGTTCTTGTTGCTTGTGAAGAGAGCCAGACCGTGGCGAACGCATTTCGGGAGGCCGGGCACGAGGCTTATAGTTGTGATCTTGTAGAGTGTAGTGGTGGACACCCTGAGTATCATCTTCGGGCGGACGCTCTTGAAATTCTGAAAATTAAGTGGGATATGATTATCGCCCATCCACCTTGTACCTACATGAGCAAGGCAGGAGCCAGATGGATGTACCCCAAGGCGGGAGAGTTGTCACAAGAACGCTATGACCTCGCTATGAAAGCGAAAGCGTTTTTCATGAGATTTTTAATGGCCGATTGTCCCAGAATTTGTGTTGAGAACCCAAGGCCATTGAAAGTTGTAGGACTCTCCCCCCCCCTACACAGGTCATTCAACCCTACGAATATGGTCATCCATACAGTAAAGCAACGCTCTTGTGGCTGAAAGGCTTGCCGCCTCTTCAACCTACAAAAATCATGACTGAACACACTCCGTTTCTTCCCAGTAATACGGGAGCCTTTTCCCGTGGAGGCGGAGGGTCAAGAGGAACGGCACATGACCCTGTAACAGCGTCTAAGACCTTTCCCGGCATTGCACAGGCTATGGCTGACCAGTGGGGATAAGTTAAGAGAGAAAGGATGATGAACTTGATAGACCATCCTACCGATCAAATAGGTGGTTTTTCGAGTGAGGTTGCTTTCGAGGTAGATAAAATTCGTAACACTTATGATTGTACTTTTTCAGAGGCAATCGAAATTGTGAGAATTGGTGCGTATAACATTTTAACCGAAACCTTGAAATATAACCTTAACGAAATAGCACAGGCATTGCAGGAATTGGGTGAGAGCCATGATAGATGATCGCTATATTTTTGACTGTGAGGTTTTTGCTTTCGATTGGCTCTTTGTTTTCAAGCATAAGACCACGAAAGAGTACACGGTCATCCACAATGACAATGAGGCTGTGCGCCAGTTCATGGAGCAAGAACCCCTTCTGGGAGGCTTCAATAACAAGCACTATGACCAGTTCATTTTGAAAGCCGTCCTCTGTGATTATACCCCGGAACAGGTCAAAGCAGTCAACGATTTTATCATTGTGCAGAGACATGAGGGGTGGGAACACCCTGATCTCCGTGAGAGCCGGGTCTACTTTGACCAATATGACCTCATGGATGACTGCCAGATGGGTCTATCCCTGAAAGCCATTGAAGCACACTTGGGGATGGACATTCGGGAAACAACGGTGAGTTTTAATATCAACCGGCCTCTCACTCAGCAAGAACTTGATGAAGTCATTTTCTATTGCAAGCATGATGTAGACGCTACTGACCAGTTAGACGATCTGCGGCAGGGCTACCTTTCCAGCAAACTTACTCTGGGGAAAGAGAAGGGTATTTACCCGGCAAAGGCTCTGTATATGACCAATGCCAAACTGACCGCAGCTTACCTTGACGCAGAGCCGAAGCCCCACTATGACGAGCGTGAGTACCAGTACCCATCCGCTCTGTTGAAGCAGTATATCCCGCAACAGGTGTTTGACTTCTTTGACCGGCTGAAAGACATGAGCATTCCCAATGAGGTAGTGTTCAAGGAAAAGTTGGAGATTACCGTTGGAGATTGCCCCTGTACGATTGCCTATGGCGGTATTCACGGCGCAATTCCATGTTACCGGGAAGAGGCTACGGAAACTCGCTCCATTCGGAATAAGGATGTTGCCAGTTACTACCCTCACCAGATGATATTGAATGGGTATTGTAGCCGGAACATTCCCTCTCCTGATGTGTATGCCGCCACTATTGAGCGGCGTGTTAAGGCAAAGAAGTCGGGGGACAAGGCCACGGCAAACGCTCTGAAACTGGTTCTGAACACCACCTACGGGGCCATGCTCAATCAGTACAACGACCTCTATGACCCTCTCATGGGCCGGTCAGTGTGTATCTCAGGCCAGTTGCAGCTACTTGAAATGGCTGTCCATCTCACTCAGGAATGCCCCACGCTGAAAATCATCCAGCTCAACACCGATGGTATCATGGTCAGCCTTGATGACTCCGATGTTCCCCAGTATCAGGAGATCACTCAGGAGTGGGAACACCGAACCGGGTTTGAGTTGGAAGAAGACCTGATAAAGATGATTTGCCAGAAAGATGTGAACAATTATGTGGAGGTTCCCTTCGAGGGAGAACCGAAAATCAAAGGCGGAGTTCTTGTCCGGGGGATTGCACCGGCAGGAGCGTTCAACATCAATAACAATGCCTGTGTGGTAGCCAGAGCCGTCAAGGACTATCTGGCCTACGGTGTGCCGGTGGAGAAGACCATTATGGAGTGTGACCGGCTCTTGGATTTCCAGTTGGTAGCCAAGGCTGGTAGCAAATATGGTGACGCTCTTCACGAGGTAGACGGAGAACTAAAGGTGGTGCAGAAGGTCAACCGTGTATATGCTACCGAAGATCACCGGTTCGGGACACTCTACAAAATGCACCTGTCCACCGGCACTCCGGTCAAGATCGCCGGTCTTCCTTCAAGGTGTGTCGTGGACAACGATAATCACCTGACCATTGATGTAGTTGACCGTGACTGGTATATCCGGCTGGCAAAGCGGTATGTTCGGGATTTTCTTGGACAGAAGCCGCCGAAGAGGAATACCCGAAAGGTGAACAAGGTGAAAAAAAACCTGTTGTCTTTATTGGAGGACACGGTATGAAGGATTGGACAGGAACAATAACTTCCACTTTCAAGACCATTGGTGCCTCTAATCACACTGATAAGGAACGAGAACACAACGATTATTATGCGACAGAGCCTCGTGCGGCAGAATTATTGTGTGACCTGTTTCAATTCTCTCCCTATATTTGGGAGTGTGCGTGTGGCGCAGGACATTTAGCCAAGGTTTTTGAAAAGCGAGGCTACCTTGTTAAAGCAACTGATCTTATTGACCGAGGATATGGCGAGGGAGGCATTGATTTCTTGAAGTGTGACCGGCCCTTTGCCGGGGACATTATCACAAACCCGCCGTATAAATTTGCACAAGCATTTGTTGAAAAAGCGTTGTCCCTTGTAAGCGAGGG